AATAAAATTATGAAGCATAAGCTAAAATTTCAAAGTTGGTTGGTTGCCCCGGTTGAGATTTATTATACCAAGAAAATACAATACGACTATTTATAATTTCTGGTTTTTCAGTAAAAGGGTCGGCTCCTGGGTCATTAATTCTACGATAAGTTAAATTATCTATATGGCCGCTATCACCCATAATCCTATCGGCGGTTACCATATCAAGGATAAATCCCAATGAATCTAAAGCATTTGTTATGGCTAAAAGGCCATGTTCTTTTTTTTCAAATCGACCATTGCCATCTAATCCCAAATTTACAAATTTTTTATTAATATCTCTTCGTTCATTATTTGTAATTTTATGGTCATTTTTAATATTTTCTTTAAGTTTTACTAAATTTTTAGCAACGTTTTCATTTTTATCGCATAACTTCTTTGCTAATTCCCAAGAACCCATACCTTTATTTTTATCGCATAACTTCTTTGCTAATTCCCAAGAACCCATACCTTTTTCAGAAGGTAATTCTTTAGTTGGGTCAGCCATATGAATTTTCGGTTTTTTAGTATCTATATTAGAAGGAGAATTATGTGGAATTGATTTTGCTGCGGCTAAACCAAGCAACCCGGCCAAAGCTAAAGACGAATACTTTCCTTCTTCTATTGGTTCGGGCTCAATTAAAACTTCCGCGATACAACGACGTATAAAAGAATTAAGTTTTTTATTTTTCATTTGATGAGATTCTGTAAAAAATTTATTTTTAAGTTGAGGATTAGATTCCATAATTGACTTGCGTTTCGGGTCATATACGAATAGAGCACGTCCAATACAATCATACAAACCTACCTTTAATCTCGGACATTTGTCAACATAATCTTTAAATATTTCAATAGCAATATCTACATTATCAAAATTATCTATTGATTTAAGATACTCATCTGTCTTTGGAGTACGAAGTTCTATACTAAGAGGTAATTTATATTCTTCGCCTCTACATATACATGTTTTAGGTTTAGTTGGAGGTTGATGTTCTAATAGAGTACGTCCAATATAATCATACAAACCTATCTTTAATTTTGGATGTCTATCAACAACTTTTTTAAATATTTCAAGAGCTATTACTAAATTATCAAATTCTATTGATTTAATATATTTATCTGTCTTTGGTCTGCGGAAAGTTATACGAAGGGGGAACTCATATTCTTTACCATTGTATGTACATGTGTCCCTATATTCATTAATTTGAAATGGTCCAGAATTAGAAAATTTAATTTCTGAGCCTTTATTTAAAAATGAATGTATTTTTTCCATATCCTGATAAAATTGTTATCCTATTTCAGAAAGAATGTTACGAATAATATCGTCAGTACGTTCCCAACGATTAGTTGTTGGATTTTTATATTCAACTCCCTCGGAAAGTGAAACTTGCCCTACTGGACTCATAAATGCCCCCTGTGTTGATGGATTTGATACAAAATCAAAAGCAATTAATTCAAAGTCATCTCCGACGACGGCGGCATTCTCAGAGATTTTTTTAAGAGTACCAAGTCCACGACTCGATATACCAAGTTTAATTCCATTTCGAAAAAGCTCGCGTAAAATGTTTCCGTTAGGAGTTGTAAGAACTTCAACAGTTCCAACAAGGTCATCGCCATCCCAATGCATTTCTGTTACTGTATGAGATACATTTTTAAGATTGACGACGGATGATTCGGGATGGTCCAATTCTCCCATAGCTCGTCGGTCAGCAATAAATGTTCGGGCATATTTATCGGCCTCACGTATAAGAACTTCGTCTGGATAAATTCTTCCATTCTGATTTTTCTTTCCTTTTCGTTGCAAAATTCCTCGCACCATAAAAGGCTGATTTGGATTTGCCGCAGATTCTTTAAGCATTTGCTGGTCTGCCTCAAATGTAATGCATTCGACTAAAAGTTTTCTATCTGAGTTCATATTTTTAAAATAATTTATGAAGCATAAGCTAAAATTTTATATTTTTCTCCACTGGGAAATAAATGTGTTGGTGCATATAATGATTCCCATTGGAATATTATTTGGCTGTTAGAAATTTCAGGTAAATTATTAAACGGCGTTTGTCCCTCTAATTTTTTACGATAAAAATTAAATTTCCTGTTGCCACTGGCTCCCATAAGTAAATCAAGAGTTGCTGTTTCAATTTGAAACCCGAGGTCCCACAAAGCCATTGCCGCCAATTGAAATCCATGTTCTGGTTTTCTAAAAATTTTATCTTTATTAAGCCCTATATTTTCAAACTTATTATTAATAAGAAAACGTTCTTTTTTAGTTAAAATGTTACGAGTTTTATTTTCAATAATGACCTCAGATATACATTCTTTTATAAATGTTTTAATATGTTTCATATTTATGAAAACGTTTTCTTTATACGAACAATCCATTTTCCTTCTTCTAATACGGGGTCAAATTTAACTAATGAATATTGAGCTCTTTCATTTTTTTCTGGATTTGAAATTGTATTATTTCTTTTCAATATATCTTGTATCATTTGAGCATTAATTTTAGTTTTAACCATATCAAATGGTATTTGTAATTCAAATATTGCTACAGATGTACGATTATCAAGCTTTTTTTTCCACCCCTGTTTTTTAATAAATTCTTGAATTTGAGTTTCTGGATTTTTAAAAAAGACGGGCAACCATTGTTTAACATCTTCTACAATATTATCTACTGAATAAGCATCAAAAACATTATTTTTGTTTTCCGATTCCTTTATCTTAGTTTCAGGAGGGGTTTGTCCCGCCGGTGCTAAAGCCATAGGTTGTGACTGAGATATATTAGAATTCTGCCCTGGCTGAGTCGTCGTCGGGTCCGTTGGTTTCGATTTTTCAAAGCGAGGGTCTCCGCCTTTCTGCGGAGAAGGTTTTCCTGTAGAAGGTCCGAGAATTTGAACCTTACGTCCAAATCCCGTTTTAAGGAAATACTCCTTTGGTTTTGGGGTTGTATTATCATATGCTATTACAACAAAATTATCATAACCATCTTCAATTTTAATATTCGCAACATCGAATTCATATTCTTTAACAAATTGCTTATATCCGCGAGAAGCACTTGCTTTTATTCTTTTCCCCACAAGATACGTGGCCATTTTCTTTTCATAGGTTTGTTTTATTTGCTGATTAGACCCTTCTATCATTCTATTGAAAGCCGCAAAATCCGCCCCAATATCATAATATTGATTCTCAGCCCCGTATTGCTCTATAATATGTGATAATTTAATCATTATACAAATCCACCCAATATTTCTCCTTTATTTGTCATTAAATCAACATTTCCACGTTCATTAATATGCCAAATATTTAAAGAAATTCCGTTTTTCTCAAACCATTGATTAATTAATTGAAATTTTTCTTCATCTTCTGTACCCCGAGAAGCTATTGTTTCCTTTACACTTCCATGTGCTACATAATAAGCAGCTCCATTATCATCAACATAAATATATTCCCCGTCTCGGTCTTCTTTCCACATCTGGTAAAGTTTTTCTGCACTATATTCTCTTGACTCTTTCAATTTTTGTTTTGAAGATTTAAAATTAAATCTTGAGGATTCATATAGTCTATCGGCTGGCCGCTGTAATTCTTCTCTCCCATCGGAAGTCAGTGTATATTCACTAGGTTTTATATTACTTTTTCGGCGAGATGAATTATTACCTGCAAATGCTCCCGGTATATTATATCCTTGAACATTACCAGTTGTTGTTATTTCATCAATATCCTTTTTGCGGGGAATTGTTTTCTTTTTATTTTTTGAACTATTCTTTTTTATTTCTTTAATAGTTCCCTTGATAATATATTCTAAAAGAGATTTGAATTGTTGTTTAGTTATATATCCTTCTTCTAAAGGTTGAATGACTCCGCTTTTAAGAAAATCTATTATGATTTTTTTATCAACAGGATGTAAAGTTAAAGCTCTTTGATGTAAATCAATAATTTCATCTGCGGGCATACGGATAGGATGTGGTTTTTCGGGGTTATAATGATATATTTTAAATAATGTGTTTAATAGATTTCTAGCCACATCTCCCGGCTTATATGAAATTGAATTTCCTACTTTAGAACGGGTTGGAGGAAGAATTGACGATGAAGGTTTAGATGACTTACCCGTAGTTAATGTTGAATTTTCTTCTTCTTCTTCTTCGGATTGTTTTAATATTTTTTGAATATCTGACGGGGAATAATCTTTCCCAGATTTTTCTTCTTTAGAAGGTTCCGTAGCCACTCCTCCCTCTTCTTCATCGGTGAATGTTTCACCAGCAGGAATATTATCTCCCGCCTCTTCTCCTGTTCCAAAGTCTTGTCCTGTAAGTTTTCCATATACAATAAAGAACGCATTGGCCTTTCCCATTGGATATTCGTCATTACCCGATATCCATTTTTTAATATTATTAATACTTAATAACCGGACAAGAGTGTTTTTAAAAACCCAAATAATTAATTCATTAGGAGCAATATAAATGGATTGATTTCCATATTTATATGCATTATCTTCTTCATCCCATTCATATTCAGCATCCGTTAAAATGGATTCGTATTGGTCTGGAAGTTTTATAAAATAATGTGAAAATTTAAGTGCGTTTTTAATATCTGGTAATCTGGACAGGGGTGCAACTCCAAACCTATTATTTAATTTCTTGAGAACGTTAATATCTATTATCATTGTATTTTCCTCGTTTAAATTTATTTTTCTTTAAGCTGCTTATTTACTTCCCTCAATAATTCATAAGATAACATTAATACCATTACATGATTATCTTTAACAATTTTACCAGGATTAATTTTATCTATCTGATTAATAATTTCCCGAATTTTAATTTTCATTACATCTGAATCTTTAATTTTATCTATTATTTCTGTTAAAGATTTTTTAATTTCTGTAATTTTTTGTTTTACATATATACTAAAATTATTTGTATTTGCAATATTACAAATATATTCTCGCAAAACTTCTTTCTGGTCATCACTTAAAGTACTTGCATATTTATTATTAAATTTTTCACACAAAAGCTTATAAGTAAGCAATCGTATATCTTCGGATTGGGATTTATAATAATTAATAATCTCTTCATCCGTTTGTTTAGTTTTTGGGCGGTCAATAATATGTTCTACTATACAATTTTTAGCTTGATACACTTCTTTAATATCAAATTTACTTTCAGAAGCCGAAATATCTTCAAAAACTTTATATATGGAAGCTAAAACACGATAATTTCGCACTGGAGCCTTTAACAGTTCTTCAATTGGATATGTTTCTTTAATTTCTTTAATTAAATTATATTTAAGAAGAGCAAGCTTTTTATTATTTAATTTTTTTCGGGATTCTAAAATTACAGAAAAAAATCGTTCTGCATGGGATTCATCTTTAATTTTATCATTTAAAAGAGTATTATATAATTGCCATTCTCGTCCAAGTTCAGTAGATTCTTTAAAATATTTATGCAGCAAATCTTTAGCTGGCGAAAAATCCCTTCCTGTAATAATATCTGCGGTTACTTGTTTAGTAAGTAGCTCGAATAAAATTCCAGTATTTCGGAATTTAGAATGACGCTTTTTCTTAAGTACCATATATTTTTTATTTTATTCTTTATATTATAAATATAAACAAATAAAAGGAAACTTATAACATTATAAGAATAGATTAATGTTTATATTTATATTGTCAAATTTACATTATTCTAATATCTGAGATTCATCTAGCAGGGATTTACTTCCGGTAAGACGATTTTCTTCCAAAAGTTCTTTTTTGGTCTCTGATTGAGATTTTTTAAGAAAATTTGAAAGGCTTGTAATCATTCCATCATCTACAGTACGAGTTTTCCGCTCTTTTAGACTTAATGGCGAACCTCCCGCATAATTGTGACCAATGGCACTTGAAGATTTCCCTTCGCTTTTTTCCTTATGTGTTTCATCGGTTGCTAATGCTCCCAGGGGGTCTTCCGAAATATTCGGAGATTTCTTTTCACCCGTTTGGTCTCGGCCACTTGGGTATCGGTCTCTACGGTCTCGCTTACGGTCCCTTTTACGTTCTTTATGGAGTTCCATCCTTTTCTTTTCTGTAATTTCTTTTATGGCCGAAAGGTCCGGTGCTTTTCCTGCCTCGCCGCCGCCGCCACCGCCACCTCCTCCTTCTTTTCCAAGGTCTCCTAAATCTGGTAGGGGTTTGTCAAGACCTCCCCCGCCGCCTAACAGGTCTCCTAAATCGGACTCTCCTCCCCCTCCTCCACCTTCCTCTTCTTCATCCCCCCCAAGTTTAATTTTCTTGTACGGCTTGGCCGGGTCATCCCCATCTTCTTCTATCCTCGTGAAACGAAAACGTTGCTTGGCATCTTCAACAATTTCTTCTTGTACCTGTTTTATATCATCTTCAGACATATTGAATATATTTCTATAAATCCATTTATAAGGAAAAATTTTATTATCAATCATATCAATGGATACGCTAACTTTATCTTGCCAAATTTCAATTTTTTCTTTTTCAAAAATAGTAGATGGATTAGTTAATTCAATTTCAAAATCAACAAGCGACTCGTCCCGATATCCTTGAGCATATAAATGAATAATAGCTATTTTGCTTAATTCGGATGCAATAATACGTTGTAAACGTTGAATAGTGCGAGCAAAACGAACATCTTCTGAAGCTAAAGTTGCTTTACCAGAAATACCCTCTTCAAATCCCAAAAATGCTTTGGGAATTTTAAGAGCAGACATCATTTTTGTTTTAATATATTCTAAATCATCAATTCCGGTCCATTCCATTCCGGATAAAGTATCAATTCGCGTTCCACTATCTCCTCCACGAACAGGAATGTAATAATCTTCAATCATATTCTGAAGATTAAATCGTAAGTTATATTCTCCCGTTTTTTCATCAATATATGGTACTTTTTTCAATTTATCCATCATTTTTTGCATGTAAGCATCGACTTCATTGGGAGGGATATTTGCAATATCAGTATAAAAAATTCGCCTCTCAGGAGCACGCATGATTCGGCTAATAAGCATAGCATCTTCCATAAGTGAAAGCTGTTTCCAAACACGACGAGCCCCCTCAATCATAGAATTATGTACAATAATTCCGTTTGATATAAAATTAGAATTGGAAGAATCCACCTGAATATCGAATGTTTCTTGTTCACCGATATTTTCTATTTTTGTTACTGGATATAAGAAAATATTATTTGAATGGACAAAATCATATTTTTTGAGTTGAGATTTTTCTTCTCCATCAAGATAGAAATAAATATAATAAGACTTGTTGCGATTACATTTGATTCCACAAATTTCCGTCTCTCCTTCAAACCCCCGAGTTTTTACGTTGGAACATTTTATGTTTAATCTTCCGAGTAAAGATTTAATATCTTCTACTAACTCTTTATTATTTAATTCAATGGAATAGCGATTAACATTCCATTTATCTGTAAAAATGCTTCCGTCTGCATCTACTAACCCTTGAATAAATTCCCGCTGAAATTCATCAGACATTTCATAAACCCAATGTGGTATTCGCTTTGTGGTCACAGTCCCTCTAAAACCATTAACATAAAGAAATTCTGCTAATAATTTAGAATCAACATATGATTGTCCTCCTGAATTTTCTCCGGGGGGTAAAACAATTACATTTTTACCACTATATTTGGCAAGAATGCTATCATATTTTGAATTTGTAGTTTCATTTATTCCTCTTGCAAAGCTTACTCGATTGAAGTCTTGATTTATCCATCCATCCCCTATCATAAATCCAAAAAATCTTGCAAATTCTAAATCGATATAGTCTGGAAGATTTAATATATTATTTTTCCATCCATTATGATTTCCCTCAGTCAATAAAGTTTTATTAAGAGGCATTTTGTTTGCTTTTCGATGCTTATTGGATGTTATAACCAACAAATCATTTATATTGATATCTTTAGCCTGTTTATATTCTAAACATGACTTATTATTTTGAAATACCAAAATCGGATGAGTAGCACTACATTCTATTTCATTATGTTGTGTTGAAATTTTTAATGTTTCTTTAACACCCGAATTACATATATTTAATACATTGGAAAGTTCATAAATTTTGGTGTTCGTATTAAATGTCCATACTTTATCTCCAACTTCTATTTCATTTATTCGTTTACATCCAAATTCTGTTTCCACATAGTTATTAGCAGTTAAACATTTACCATATGGCAAAAAATTACTATCTGAAATAAGACGAAAATGAGCCACCTCATAATTTTCTAAAATTTCAGCCTGTGATGTATCGGCAGGACGAACCTGAAATTTTACATAGCGTTTATTGAACGGGTCAGAATTCTCAATTCGCTCTACATTATACGCCGATATTGGTTCGACCATATAAATTCCATATTCCGGGGTAATGTATAATTTAAGGTAAAAATCTCCATATTTACACATGTTACGAACCCAAGACCATAAGTTAAAACGAACATTGAGAATTTCATCATATAAATTTTCAAGAATTCGTTTTACGTTATCATTATTTGAATGTACCGTAATCATCTTACCCAATTCATTATAGGTAAGACACTCGTCGGCGTAGATATCGAGTGCTGATGAAAGGATGGGGTCCATGTCCATAGTGTTTCCTACGAAACAACTGTCTGTGGCGAAGTTATGATATTTCTCTACGGTAACATCATAAACTTCAATCTCACCAATACATTCAATAGATACTATTTTATGATTCAATGACAATTCAACTTCATTCTTAAAAGATTTCCAATTATATCCTTTCTTTTTCAAACGATTCTGAAGGGTAGAATGGTCACAATGTATATGTTTAATAAAATCCCACAAATTTATTTTAGAGTTTTCTTTATAAAATTCTAATGCTTTTTCTTTAACATTAGAAAAAGTTATATCCCCTCGATATTTTGGATTATGTTCTCCCGTTTGATTTCTATTCTTAAATACTTTTTTAAGAGTTTTAGAACGAATTTCGTTTGATTTTTTCGGGTGGGGGTTTCCAAAAATATGTTCATTCTTCGTCATTATTTGTAAATTATCAGGAGAATTGTCATACCCATTGAAATTTTTATGATGAACTACTTCATTGTTATTTAACGGACGCATAAATTGCTCAGCAATAATAACATGTTCAGACTGCCATCCCTTGGAAAAATTGTACAGTTTTCTATATTTATTATATTTACAATTGTAATTTTTCTGATAAAAAGGCATTACCGAGTCGCCAACCCTAAGTTCGTATATCATTTTATATGACCCATCTCTCATCATAAATGGATGCTTTAAACTTCCAATGACATATTGTCCATTATCAAATGTTACCTTATATCCTAAACGAGTTCCTTTTTTCTTGCGAGGATGATATGCTTTCCCAAGTTTTACCGAGTTGGTTTCATAATCATATGAAAAGACCCAAAAACGTTCTTGAGGATTATTTTTGTATTTTTCGGTCAATTCTGCTATAGTTGGGTTAGACCCATCCGGCAACGGTATAATGGTATCTGGCCCAATGCAATCATAATCACGAAACAAATCCATACGAGCTGCTTGATAGGATAAAGCAAAATCTCGGGTGTATGCATTATAAGCGGTACTACGAATTCGATTAAAGCGGTCTCGAAGACTATTTCTATCCGTAGCATACATTATGCTATCGGTATCTTTTATTTTCAGCTGTTTCCCACCAACATTACGAACAATAACATCTGTAGAAAACAGTCTTTTTAACCTCGCGTATAGCGATTGCCTTTTTACATCGAGAACATCATCCTCAAATGGTTTAGTAATTTTATGATTTGGAGTCGTTGGCATAATCTTTCTTATATTTTAGTATGTATGTGTCAAAAATGCTTTTAAAATCTTCTTATAAATATTAACTTAAATGCCATTATTTTAATAATATACACTTTCTATTTTATAAATTTTAGGTTATGATAATAACCATGTTAAATCCTCTTGAATTTTAGTTCCGTGTTTTTGAGGTCCTATATCCATTGTCCACGAGCTATGCCCCATTTGAGCTTGTCTTACCTTATAAAACGGAGTTTGGTCCATGCGGTTTGCAGATATTTTTCCTACTGCTAATTTAGTCAATTCAATGCCTTCTTGTCGAAGACGAAGAGCTGTATCTCGTACCCAAAGACCAATACATAAAGACATAACTAAGTCATCATTATATCCATCCATTGCAACTGCTTTACCATTTTTCCAGATAAAAGTTTCCATTTCAGCCAGAGTTCTTTTAGAACGAATTTCAATGGCCATATGTCGCATATAATGTTCCATGTTATCAATGATAAGAGGACGAGTTTTAATATTGGTACTAAATCCCGGCACTAGTTTTTTATCTTGTGCTGACCAG